CTGTCCTATGCTATTATAACATATGACATAATCAAACTCAGGATAGACTTTAGGGAGCAATCTTGTGGACTCACTGAGACATTCCCAGCCAGCTTCACTGACATTTCCCATTGTCCATCTGATTAAAGGTTTCATTGGTATTAGTTATGATAAATAAAAAAACATTTGAAGTGCGATCCAGAGGGTATGCTCAGGAGTTTAAGTCGGACAAACCGTGGGCTGCAATTAGCGTGACCACAGAACCACCATGGCCTGATCTATTAGAGGAAAATAGAGTTGGTTTATTGCAGTTGGAATTTATGGACGCTGAGTTCATAAGGCCGACAAGCAAATGGAGCAATGGGCTGTCTATCTTTAATGAAGATCATGCAATGCAAATTTTGGAATTTGTTTCTGATATGTGGGACAAAGCTGAAGTTTTCATGGCTCATTGTGATGCAGGACAATCTCGGTCTCCAGCAATTGCTGCTGCAATTGAAAATATTTACTATGGTTCTGGAGCAGATCAGCATTGGTTTAACACAAAAACTCCTAATATGCTTGTTTACAGAAAAATATTAGATGTGGAACATGAAAAAAATTCAGATTCTCCAGAAGAATCATAAAGCATGTACTATGTTTAAGGCAGATGGTTACTGCGGCTAAAGCGGGATATGGAAGTCCCCGAACAACCTCCATCTAAGGAAGAGTGTCAGAGATTTCGATCTTTGACACTCTTTTCTTTTATGGACTATGTAAAACTCCAAGACAATTTAGATAAAGCACTGATTGGTCCTCAACAGTTGCTTTCTGGCACAAAGGTTCTTACAGAAGCCTCTCGTGAATCTCCTGCATATTTGGATAGAAGACATTTTCCATTTTGGTATCATCTAGGCAAACAACTGCCTGATATCGATAGAGTGATGCAAGTTGGTCCATATTTAGGATTAGTTGGTTCATGTCTTCTTCAAAGCTGTTCTGTTGCTGAATGGCATGTGTGTAGCGGCGGGGCCTATGAAATCACCAAGTCAAATATAAGGCTTCATTCCCCAAAAACAGAGACAAAATTTGTTTCTCCAGAAGAGTGTGGTGAGATTGGGCTGGCTTTAATCACAGAAAACTGTGATCTTACACACGACCCTATCACAGAACTCTTTAATCTATTGTGGGATTGTCTAGCTCCAGAAGGATTATTAGTTTGTGACTATATAAATTCTGACGCTCAAGGAGAGGCTTTTGAGGACTTCTGTAGGGTGAAGAATAGAGAGTCTCACACATTCAAAACAAGGTATGGCGTCGGAATCATAGAGAGGTAACTTATGGGATATGAAATAAACTACAAATATCATCCACGTCTTGAAGAAGGCGTTGGATATAATCACGAAGTGGAAGAAGTTAGGAAAGTCAAAGTTGGGAAACCATTTGACGACACTCCTCTTGAGAAATGTGCAGCAGCAATAACTGCACAACTTGCAAGAAGAGACATCTGGGTTATTGATGTTGATGTGTATGAACTTGTTAAGAAGCAAATCAGTTTCAAAGAATCAAAAGATGGAAAAGGGATAGTCTTAAAGAACAAACGATTCACCTTGGGTGCCACTGCGGAATTGATTGCTGAAGACTTGATAGAAGTTCCAATGGTAGCACCAGTAGTCGCTTCTACGGCTCTAGTACCAGCAGCCGCAGCACCAGTTCAAAGTAACTTGGAGCCGCATGAGATGATTACAGCACCGACAACTCAAGGTACAGATAATTTGTACTCCAATCCAAATCAAGCGGCTGTTAGAAGAAGCATTGATCCAAGAAACATCGATAAAACAAAAGCTCTTTATCAGGTGTATTACGAACCTTATGTAAGTCAAGCAGAGGCTAAGTCACTTAAGCTTCGCTTTACTGAAGATACAAGGTATAATGTTCATCAAGTAATCCCGTCTGCTACTGGGAAGTTAGATGCTCAGCAAATTGCTTTAACAGACGATACTGGTCAGGTTGTCGTCTTAGATGAGAAGTTCTTCACTTCAGCAGGGAGGGGACTTGTCGGCGATGCCGAAGTCGGGTTTTCGGAGCCAAGATCAGCAAGAAGAAATAAAAACAAACTCATGTATGACGGAGAGCTTACAACCGGAGGGCAAGAGTTGGCTTCGTCGGGTGCTGCGGTGGGTGACATTCCGGTAGATGATGGACATATACCGGAAGACTTGTTAGTCACTCCAGATTTAAGACCGGGGAGAGCAGTAAGATAATGAAAACTGCAAATACTATTTTTCACATGTTGTGTTTTTCAAAGAATCCGCTGCCTTGGTATCTTAAGGCCCTTAAGATGGTTTTATTTGTTTGTTTATGGTCGATAGAAGAAGCATGTTTTTTGTATCGATGGATAAAAAGGAAGATGAGAATATGAAAGATTCCATAGACGCAGCCGACGCAAATTTTAGGACATAAATTTAAGGATAAAGAAAATGACATCACAGGCACAAAGAAAGTTAAAGAAAAAGAAGACTAAGGAAAGAGATGCCAAGAAAAGAGTTTTGGCACGGCGGGAAGCATTAAGAGTACCGCTTCGTGAAGAGAAGGCCGAAGCTCGACGCAACAAACGGCAAGACAAGTTCATAAAGGAAGTTGCGTCACTCGACAATAATTTTCAGTTCTTCACTGAAGAGCAGTTGGCAAATCTTGATGAATCTACGTTAACTCAACTTGAAGAGAACTGTAAGGTGCTTCGTGGTCTTGAACATGAGTTCGAGAAGGAAGTTGAAGCGAAGCTTCAATTGAACGAAGAGCTTGAAGATGACGGGCATTTTTCTCTTCAAGAGAAACTTAAAGCCATGTCTGAAAAGACCATTACTCAGCAGAAAAATATCGCTGACCAACAAGATGTAGGAACTGGTGGAGTGGCTGACTGTAAGATGGCTGTTGCTAAAGCAAAATCAGTTAAGAAAAAGTCAGACACGGCAGAAATTGCTTTAGTTAAAGCAAATGAGGACTCTTCTGAAATTGCTGATTCCCCAGAGGTGTCGCTTTCTAAGGTCGTTGAAGAAATTTCTTAAACTTCTGCTAAAGTCCATTGACCCTTGTTACGAAAAGTAGTATAAGACACTTATCAATACTGTGAATTGGTCACAGCTACTTTAACAAACGAGGAGAGTACGATGGCAGAATTTGGAAGTTTGAATTTGGAAGAGATGGCTGGCGAAGACACTCGGCTTAGCACATCAGGTGGCGGGAATAACTTTCTCGACCAGTTTGTGCCAATGCCCGATGTTAAGCCGGGACAAAGCGGATCGGTATCAATCCGAATCCTTCCTCCGCAAAAAGGTGGCCGATTGTTTCAATACAATCGAGTACACACAATGAATGGTCGAAAGGTGCATTGCCCTCGACCTCTAGCCAACGGCAAGTGGGATCGCCAAGTTGCATGTCCCATTTGCGACTATTACAGTGGACTGTGGCGTCAATCTGATAAGCTTGACAAAGCTGGTCATGGTGCTGAAGCTGACAAGCTGAAGGACGAAGCCAGAGACATCAAGCCCGTCGAGCGTTACTATTACAACGCTATCGTTCGAAGCTTGACACTCGATGGTGAGACCAAAACAAATGTTGGTCCACGAATTCTGTCGGTCGGAAAGATTCTTCACAAGATGATCATCCGAGCAATTGTCGGTGACGACAATGACGCTGACTCCAAGCTCGGTAACATCACCGACTTGAAGAATGGATACGACTTCGTAATTCGCAAGGAAGTTACTCCCGGCGAAGGATTCCCGAAGTACGACCGTTCTGCGTTTGCTCGTGCCACAACGGTAACGGGTGATCCAGCGGAAATCAAAGCTTGGGTCGAATCTCTTCATGACTTGACCAAGCTTCGTAATCCAAAGGATTTGGACGTTCTTGAAAAAGAACTTGCAATCCATCGTGGATTGATCGCTGACGAAAACGAAGGCTTCAATACTGAAGAGTTTGATGCCAAGTGGAAGCAAGCAGCAAGCGACGAAGTTAATGAACTGATGGAGCACACTCCGGGCGGCGTTGCCGTTCCTGCGGATGTTCCAGCAGCAACTTCGGAAGCAGCAACTTCGGAAGCCACAGCAGCTTCGACTACCACAGAGACTCCAGAGGCACCTGCCGAGGATCTCAACATCGAGGACGATGACTTCCTCGCACAGTTGGACGAAATCAACAAGTAGGAATAGCCTCTTGTTAATGTAAAGGGGCAGTGGTAACACTGCCCCTTTTTTCTTTTCACGAAGATGTAATTCATGAAGGGACAAAGATGACTTAAGAAGACTGAGTAGGGAGTTTGATGAGATGGCTAAGGCTAAAAAGAAAGAAGTAGACAAGGCGGCACTTTTCGCCAAGATAGCTGCTGATACAGGTGGCGACGTAATCGGTAATTTAGACCCGATTCGATTTTTTATTGATACAGGCAATCTTGCCTTCAATTACACATGCTCTGGTAAATTCATCGGTGGTGGAATTCCATCAGGTCGAATTACTGAAATGTACGGAGCATCTTCTTCGGGCAAATCTCTTTTTGCCGCCAACATTCTTCATGGATGTCAAATGATGGATGGTTGGACGATATTGTTGGACTGCGAAAATGCAGCCAACAATGAGTTCATGGAGAGAGTCAGCGGCATTGACTCAAAGAGATTACTGCGACACACTCCTCCGACTCTGGAGAAAGTCTTCCGCACAGTTCACACTGTTACCAAACAGATTCGTGATGCGGAAGAGGCTAATGGTTTGGAACGCAAGCCGATCACTTTTGTTTACGACTCAATTACTGTCTCGCCGTGTGAGCGTGAGTTGAAAGAAAATGATCTGCCCATGGACCATACTGATGCTGACTGGAAAAGAGTTGTAGGTCGCAAAGAGCAGCCCGGCGAGCGTGCCAAAATTTGTGGAGCAGAGTTGCGTAAGATCACTCCACTTTTGGAAAAACAGGATGTCACGCTTGTTATTCTTAATCAGGTTCGAGAGAAGATCGGAGTGATGTACGGATCACCTGAAACAACAGGTGGTGGCGGAAAAGCTCTTGAATTCTATGCTTCTTTGCGACTAAGATTGGCTGCAAAGAAGAAGATCGAAAACAAGGCACTTGATATGTTCTCTGGCATCAATATGCAAGTTAAGAATGTCAAGAACCGAACCTTCCGACCCTTTGTAGTTTCTGAAGATATCAAACTGTATTTTGATAATGGCATTGATCCACTCAGTGGAGTTCTGTCTTGTTTGCGACAAGATGGAAGAATTATTTTGAGTGGACAGGGCAATTACAAAGTTGCAGATGAGTATCTTCCAGACAATCAAACGGAATACAAGTTTAGGGCAAAGAAAGTAGACAACACGGTTAAACCAGAAGTTCTCTACGATTGCCCAAAGCTTGTTGACTGTGAGACAACAGAGGAAGTTAAAGAATATCTGAGTCACTTTACTACTGGCATGGCAGCTTCGGCCAGTGGAGACTTTGAAGAGACCGATGTTTCTTTCGATGCGGATGGCAATCCGGTAACGGCTTAAAAGCCTAGCGGAGCTTCATAGGGCAAGTGGTCAGGACTTTCCTCCACTTGCCCTTCTTCGTTTAGCCACTCCATGATTTGATCATCGGAGAGTTCTGAGAAATATCGATCTCGAACTGTATCATGATCATATTCTTCGACGACAATTAAGGTGCCGTCTTCTAGTCTTATTGTTACCGGTGTGGAGTTTATGATCAACTCATGTTCTGGTTGATCATGAGTTTGAAATAGATTGTTTAGGTAGCAACTGATTCTTTCAAACAATATTCCCCCGCACCGATTTTTTCGAAGGCGTGTCCTTCTCTTGTTAGTGCTTTTCTTATAGTTGCCATGTGATTACACAAACAGGCGTCAGTTACATTATAGTTCTTGTATTTTAGTTTTAGTTCTTTAAGAGACAGGGAATTTCCGCTTAGCAAACGACGTTGAATGAATTTGCTTATTTTGGATGCGTCTCTAAGAATTGATTTTCTTGTCTTGTTTGTGCATGGATACAATTTTTCGACACTTGTGTATTCTGGGTTTTCATCATATTGAGGGTCACATATAGCATTCGCTAAAGATTTGAGTTCCATTCGCTTTCCTTTAGCAATGACTTTGTGAATCTCAGCGTTGAATGTTTTGGCGTATTCAATAATTGATGGAAGATGTTTTTCGTATGTAAGGAATTTTCTGTTATCCCTTGTTTTAATAAGAAGGCAGTTTTGCATATCGTTTCTCCTAAATGCAATTGACAGATTCTTTAATTATATCTAAAATTACATGTTATGGATAGCCCTTTATTTAGTTGCCAATCTTACAGAAGATTTGGCGTAGAGATTGAAATAAATACATTAGATGGTTCGGCCCGTAGGCCGGATACTGAAAATGGAGAAATACCTTTAGGTGCTGATGTATTGGCACATATAGTGCATAAAGCCACCAAAGAGAAGGTTGAAATACAATCTTGGGATTATATTCATAATAACGCTGATTGGGTGATTAAGCACGATACAAGCTGTGGTATGGAGATAAATTCCCCTGTTCTAAAGGGGTGGACAGGATTAAAGAAATTAGTCCGAGTTGCAGAAATGATTGGAAAATCATCTTTAGAAGCGGATAGAAGATGTTCTTTACACGTTCATATTAACATTTCTGATTTGTCAAAAGCTCAATTGGCCTCAGTTATTGCTTATTACATCAAGTGTGAGCATGTGTTGTTTGATTCCTTCCCTGATCATAGAAAGAATAACCGATACTGCCAGTTCTTGGGGATGAGCGACATGTTTTCCCATGATTATCTCATAAATGCGGACGACATCATACACAAAGTGTCTAGTACAAAATATTTTTCCTTGAACGCTTATCACTTTATGCGTGGAGGAGGATTCACAGATGATAATTCAAGAAGACTTTCTGTGGAAATTAGGATGGCAGAAAACACAGGTTGCGTAGACCCTTGCTTTATGAAAAATTGGATAAGATTGTTGTTGCATTTTTTTGATGTGACAAAAAATTTACCGGCACCTTATGATTATACAGAGGGAGACCCATGGTCAGGTCTTTTGTGGCTTGATACACGTGATGTTATGGCGTTATTGGGATTTGATAATGAGAGTCATTTGTCAGAGGGTCTTAAACAAGTTCGTAGTTGGTTCATAAACAGATTGAGGGAAAACACGCTTTGTGATTTGCCCGGAATTTGGTCCAAGGCAGGACGTTACAAAAATTGGACTGATATACCAGATACATCCGAGGTGAAAGATGAAGACTATCTCTATGGAAAAAGATACGTTGTCTGATGATAACTCATATATAAATCAGATGACGAAACTATCAAAAACAATTAAAGACATGCGGTCTATGGCGAGTACGCTAATTCCGTACACATACCCTAAAGCTGATTTCAAAGACGAGCAAGACGTTCTTTGCTTAAAGCAGAGAACTGTAACTATTGATGGATATGAAGTCATTCTTTGTTACAGCGATGCTGAATACAAAGAATATATTTTGTCCTCTTTGCAAATACAGCCAGTTCAAGGTCCATTTCTTCCCTTCACCCTTATTTGTAAATTAGGTAAGGAATTTTTTGGATACAAGAATGTTTCTTACATTGAATTTTTCAGAAATAATAAGAAGGTTTATTGTTGGACTATTAAGTCCCGAGAGGGGAGAAGATTATTCCCCGGAAAGAAAACAAAGTCAAGTTCTTATGAAGGATACAAATTTAGAATCCTTCACCCCGGTTCGGTAGATTTGTTTTGATTTGCACTTCCTATTGGATAAATAGAGAAGACGACTCACTTCTTAAAAGCGAGGAAAAAGCAATGAGCAACTCAAGACAAAAACTTCAGTACCTTATGATCAAGCAGTTACTTAAACGGGGCACAGTCGAACTGATTTTGCCAGATGGAGTCACACTTGAAATTGGAATAACACAAGAAGACAAACTTGGCCAAGAAAAAAAAGAAGATGGCTATTGCTATGTTGTCGCATCCCGAGACGGAAAGTCTGTAATGTTAGACTCTTATAATTTAGGCTTGCAGTTTGAGCCAGAAGACAATACAATAATTTATGAAGATGAGATCATCGGAGAAGATGGTCAACTTATTCGTTCATTAGACGTTGTTTAAGAACTTTCAGGCACAAAATGAGTACCGTAAGATTCTTTAAGTTCAAGCTTCCCAGATAAAGACAAGGAGCAAACGTGCGTACCAATAACTACGCCCTCATTTCTAGGCAGGGTGAATTCAATCCACGTTTCAAAATCTTTCTCGTTGACAACAAATTTCGTAACTGATATACGAAGATGATTGGGAGGTGTTTCTACTTGATGAACTACGTTGTACTCGGAGTCACGGGCAAATTCCATGGTCATGCGCATCATTTGCGATTGATCAAGGAACTGTGACCAATTGGCTTGGAGCAATAGCTCCAATTTTTCATTAACGATTAAGTTGCTTACCATAAAGAGGTAACACCGATGAATACTAAAGATTTGAAACTCACTGTATCAGAGTATGTCAATACTCTTTCTGACGAAGAGGCAAGATGGTTGGCCGATAGATTGCATGAAAGGCTATCTGGCGACCTGTCCGACGCATTAAAAATGATGAGTCGGAATAAACGCATGGACGCAGTTCTTTCGCTGGCAGGATCAGGAAACGGATTGTTTGATTTGTGCGATGAGATTACGGAGGTATTGCGGCAAATTTGCAGAAAAAGAGGACTCATAAAAGGCCCCAGAGCGGCTTAAACTAAAACTAAAACCAAAGCTGGGCTTCCTGTCCAGCTTTGGTTGTTTTATAGTACGAAGATGAATACTGAAGTTAAGAGACTTACTGATCAACGTCTTCCATGGCAGAAGGAAGGTTACGTTGATCCTTTCGCTGAGTATGAGCGACTAAAATGTCAAGCATTTGGCGAGATAATTAAAGAGTTATTTCAAACGCTCAAACCCAAAACCCCCAAAGTCAATTGGATAGAGGAAGGATTCTGATATGCAGTATGCAAGCATCGATATTGAGACACTTGGACTTGATCCAGATTACTGTGATGTGATTGAATTTGGGTGTGTTCTTGAAGACACCAAAGAGTTAAAGACTTTGGAAAAGCTTCCCAGCTTTCATTGTTATCTGACAAAGCCAAGGGATCGTTACCAAGGTGAAGTTTATGCAATGTGGATGCACTCCAAGAGCGGCATTTTTGAACGCATTGCAAAACGCACAGAAGGTTACAGTTATATTCCTCATGATCTTTTGGATGAGGTGTTCGCCGAGTGGTTGCAAGATCAAGGTATTGAAGATAAACTGGTTGTGGCCGGAAAGAACTTCCAAGCTTTTGACATGCGATTCTTAAGACGTTTGGGTTTTGGAGTCAAAACTCAGATTCATCACAGAACTCTTGATCCCGGCAGCATGTATTTCGATCCAATGATTGATGATGTTCCTCCCGGTTTGGCAGAGTGTCTTAAACGTGCGGGAGTTGAAAAAACAGTAGAGCACACTGCTGTTGAAGATGCTGTTGATGTTGTTCGTTGCATACGAGCAAAGAGCGGCACACTTTATGAAAAAGTCCGCAACTGGTGTGTTTATGAAAGACTGCAAGACGAAGACCTTGGTTGTGTAGATGTGTTTGATAATGTAGAAGAAGCCAAGGAATATGTCTCTGAGAGAAGACTGATGCCTCTTGGTACAAGTTCTATGTTTACAATTGTGTCTCCTGAAGGACAGATAACTAAATTTTGAGGTTGAAGATGCCCGAAGTAATTAGACTTGAAGACACAAATGATTTAATCCCAACTTCCAAATACAAGTATGGAAGTTGGGATTTTGATACTTTCAACCCTGTCCAAAGCAGGTTGATGGAAACATACGATAGTGATGCAAATATTGCAATCGCTGCGGCCACCAGCGCAGGCAAGACAGTTTGTGCTGAGATGTATATGGCACATGAAGTTCGTGAGCGTGGCGGTAAGACGGTTTATGTAGGACCGCTTAAAGCGTTGGCCAGCGAAAAGGAACAAGACTGGACTGACAAGGCTCATCATTTCCACGACTTGGATATTTCTATTGTTACAGGAGATTATCGATTCACTGGGCAAAGAATCAAAGAGCTTGATCATACAGATATCATTGTTATGACTCCTGAAATGTTGGCGTCCAGATGCAGGAACAGCAGTTCTGATAAAAGTCGCTTTCTTTATGATGTTGGAACGGTTGTGTTTGATGAAAGTCATTTACTTACTGTTCCAAATCGTGGCGATCACATTGAAGTAGCTCTCATGAAACTGGTTGAGATCAATCCGAACATCAGGATTGTGTTGTTGTCAGCCACCATGCCGAATGTACATGAAATTTGTGGGTGGACGTGTAAGCTTACAGGGCGTGATACACATTTTCTGGAATCTGATTATCGGCCTTGTCCTCTCAATGTCCATTATGAAACCTACTACGATGGTGATCGATATTACGATCAGAAAGAGGAAGAGAAAGTAAGCACTGCCATTAACATCATTGAGTATTACATCAAGGATAAGTTTCTTGTGTTTGTACACACGAAGAGAACTGGTCACTTGATGGTTAAGATGTTGGCAAACTATGGAGTCAAAGCTGAATTCCATAACGCCGATCTCAATAAAGACAAAAGACAAAAGCTTGAGAAGAAGTTCAAAGACGACAAAGACTTCAGGGTGATTGTGGCGACATCCACATTGGCATGGGGACTTAACCTTCCTGCTCGTCGTGTCATCGTTACAGGGCTACACAGAGGACTCACACAGGTTGAAAACTACGACATTCAACAAATGGTGGGCCGTGCTGGTCGTCCAAGGTTCGACCCTGTGGGAGATGCTTATATTCTGGTGCCGGAATCAGAGAAGAATGAACAGATCGCAAAGCTCAGAGTGAAATCGCCGATCAAGTCTACTCTTTTGGACTGGGTTGGTAAACCAGATTCACTTGTTGAGGATCGTCATTACAAAACATTAGCGTTTCATGTGGTCAGTGAAGTTCATCGTGGATACATTAAGACAAAAGAACAATTCCACATTTGGTATCGAAAGAGTTTGGCCCACTATCAGGATCATGAGTTTGATGATTCTGTTGTGGATAGAGTTCTGAAAATGCTTGAACAATATCGAGCAATCAAGGTTGAAGATGGCGAATACAAATGCACGGCCCTTGGTACGATTGCATCAATGTTCTACTACAGCCCATTTGATGTCAGTGATTTGAAGAGAAATTTCCACAAGCTGTTTGAAAGCGGGAAACAGAGTGATGACTTTGCTATCGCTATGGCTATGGGAAATGTGGATTCATTTAGATGGAACATTGCCAACAAAGGCGAGAAGCTTGAGATGGATAGGTTTCGATCTAAGATTGAGCAGATGTATGGACAAGGTGCTTTTACAAATGGGTCGATTAAGATGGGATACGCTCATCTGCTTATGCTTCAGGGCAAGTTCAACATCCCAGCTTTTGCTGCTATTCAAGGCGGATTGAAAGTTGATTTAGAAAGAACCATGCAGGTAATCAATTCTATTGATGGCATGGCCAGTGGATGGAACAAGAAGGAGTGGTTCAAGGTTCTGAAGATGAGACTTCAATATGGAGTGCCAGAAAACATGGTATCTCTTTGTCAGATTCCAAATGTCGGACATGTCAGGGCCAATCGTTTGAAGAAGAAAGGCATTCATAAACTTGAAGACTTCTTGTCTTACAGCGAGGGCGACTTGATGAAGTTCATGAAGTGCAGCAAGAAGCTGGCCGAGGAAGCCTTAGAAGGGGCACGATTGATCGAGCTTAAAGAATCCATTGATGTCTAGGTTTGTTCTGCAAATACAAGATGAGAGTGAAGGCCCGTGGTCGTTCACCGGCATGGGAGCAGATGATCTGACGACAATGGGCAGTATCATAAATGCTTATGATCCAGAGGGCACTGTTGCTTTACGTGTGTGGGACAGGCTTCTGGATCAGTCGGTGCTGACAGAAGCTCTGGACCTTATTCGCATGTATGAAAATGGCTGGGAAAATGGCAGGGAAGCTGCGGACACAGTTCCCATAATCGTTGATTGGAAGCAGGATGGATTCTGAGCTAACACCTATTCGCACCTCTATTCAGAACACCTATACCATTCAAGCATTGGGCGCAGATGGCTGGATTCCTATGTACCATTATGAAGAAGGCACACTCGGCAGCGCATTGGAAGATATGGATGTGTTGTCACATTCAGTTTGTCTTGTATACGCACTCAGGCTCATAGAAAAATATGGTGATCCTCCTACAATGATGAACATCATCTCAGAGTATTACCCTGATGACCCTGATGACTATGGCCCAGTGAATGATCCTGTACCATGGGTTGAAGAAGGCTTCTGATCATCTACAAAAAGTTCTGTTGGGCATTCGACTTTAACTATTCCGTCTCCATCGACTTTCTCACCCTTTTCATTTTCGACCCAAAACTTTATTTCTTTAAGATCATCTGTGAAGTTCTCCATAGCCTTAGTGCTCGGATCGAAGTAATCTTCTTCATAAAAGCATGTGTCTGAAGGGTCTACTGGCAAATGCAGACGTTCTCCTTCATGTAAAACCACTACAGAACAGTGGTTTTCTTGAGGGTCATACAACTTACAGTTGTTACAGATCCTCTCAATATGCCCTTTCTTTTTCTTCCCCATTTTGTTACCCTTTATCTTTAAGTTAAGCACACTATTATAGTCTAAGTGATTTATAAAATGATCTGTAGGTATTTGGCGAAAATTCTTTAGCCAAATTCATACATGTAAGAACTGCCACACAGAAAAACATTGGGAGATGAGCAATGGCGATTGAAGCAACAGAAAAGAACTTTGCAGAACACACTCAAGAGGGTGTTGTAATTTTGGATTTCCACGCAGCGTGGTGCGGTCCTTGTCGAATGCTTGGTCCGGTTTTAGAAGAAGTGGAACAAGAGAATGAGGGCGTCAAGGTGATTAAGGTCAATGTTGACGATAATCAAGAGTTGGCAACCAAGTTCAATGTCAGTTCTATTCCAAAACTTGTATTCCTTAATGGTGGAATCAACGTAGGGGAAATGGTGGGCTTGCAAAACAAGGCAGCTATCCAAGAGAAGCTGAAAACTGTTTAATGCCTCGGAGAAATAATGCCTACTTATGAATATGAATGCGATTCAGACAATGACGGTTGTGGTCATGCGTTTGAAGAATTTGCTAAAATGACTGATCCGATTCGACAGAAGTGCCCCGAGTGCGGGAAACTGAAGTTGGTGCGGATTTTTGGAGTTCCGGGTATTATCTTTAAGGGCTCGGGCTGGACACCTAAATTTTCTGAACACCAAGGAGTGTGATATGGCTTTTGTAATCGGAGTGGCGGCACAAGCACAGATGGGTAAAGACACGCTCGCTGATCGCCTTCAAGAGAAGTTGAATGAGAGACTTACAAATAATCGCAATAAAAGTCTTTCTGAATCAGAATGGAATGAGTCAGCTTTTAGTTGGGAGCGTTCCGCATTTGCATCCAATGTTAAAAAGGTTTATGCAGACACTTTTGGAGTGGATCAAGATTTCATAGAAGAGTGGAAGGTGAAGGATGAAATACCTCCCGGTTTTGATATGCCTGTTCGAAAAGGTCTTCAATTTATTGGAGATGGATTCAGGAAGATTAAATCACTGATTTGGGTTGATTTGTGCTTTCGTGACAGCATACCTAAAATCATTTCGGATGTGCGCTATATTAACGAGTTCACTCGTGTAAACAAAGAAGGTGGCTTAAACATACTCATTGGGCGACCTGATATGCTTAATGATGATCCAAATGGATCAGAAGCGATGATTAGGCCCTTTGTAGAATGGTCGTTAAGCAATCTGCCTAACAAATTCAATGTTATGGTAAAGGGGGATTTGGATGCTCTTGATTTAGAGACTCCTCCTGAAAACATGGAATTGTTTGATGTGTTTATTCGCAATGACGGAACAAAAGAAGAATTGTACGATATTGTTGACACTCAGCTTGTGCCGTTTGTTGAAAGTTTCGTGTTTGATTTTCCAGAAAAAGAACAACCGAAGGAGAAGGAATGCCTTATATCAAATTAGAAGAACGTGCAGCACTTGCACAACATTCAAAGGCCGCTTTGTCTTTGATGACAGAAACGAATGACAGTCAATATGTGATTGGCGAATATTTTGGGTTTTTTGTAAATCGTCTTGTTAGACGATTTTTGGGCGATCCAGAGTATGGAGTAAATGCCTTTAACTCTGCCTACTTTACACCTGACAAAAAGAAGGCTTTGCAAAATGCTTCTGATAGCATTGCGGCAAATTTGGCCAGACAACAGCCGATGGAGTCAGCCGGTAGTCTGAATTATTCCATCACATCTCTTTACTGGGGATTGCTGGGGAAGTCTGAAAATATTCCTGAAGCTCGATATGGTTTTAGAGCATATCTTACAGGAATTTTAGACAAGATCAATTCAAATCTTAAAAGCTTAGGCACCGGAAGTCAACGAGATGTCACCATGGGCTATCGGCGTCATCTTGTAATCCGTGGAGTTCTTCTTGATGTTATCCACGAAACACGAACTCAACTACATGATCCTTACGAGGTGCAAAAACAAGTTGAGAACGGAGACATATGGGTTGGAGGTAAATTGAATCTATCAGAGGAGGATTAGTGGGCCTAATCAAGCCAGAGGATATGGTATATGTACCCAAGAGATGGGGGTACGAAATTTGGATTGTCAACAATGAAAGATATTGTGGCAAGAAACTTTTTATCAGGCAAGGCAAGTGGTGTAGTTACCATCATCATAAAGTCAAAGATGAGGTTCTTTACATCGAGTCTGGCCGCATTTGGATGAATGTTTCTGACGAGGTAGATCCAAAATGGATTGATGCGATTGACATGACTCCGGGTTATGCTTTCCATGTTAAGCCAGATCAAAAACATCAAATGCACGCTGTTGAAGATACAATTATTGTTGAGTTCTCAACTCAACATTTTGACGAAGATTCCTACAGAGAAGAAAAGCTTGGAACTAAGTTGGTTCGGGATAACAGACCTGATCCTTTGGAGTACATGAGATGAATTATGTTGAAGCTGTAGATGAGTATGTTTTCCCGACTTCCTATGATAACAAAAGCTTGTTCTTGGCTGGAGGGATCACTGGGTGCTCAGATTGGCAAGCAGAGATGGTCGAGAAGCTCTCAGACACCGATCTGACGCTTCTTAACCCCAGACGCAAGGATTTCCCCATAAATGATCCCAGTGCTGCGAGAGAGCAGATAACATGGGAATGGCATCATTTGCAGTCTGCCAAAGCAATTAGCTTTTGGTTTGCTAAAGAAACAATTCAGCCAATAGTTTTATTTGAACTTGGCAAGTGGTTGTGTCATGGAAAAAGAATTTTCATTGGCATTGATCCTGAGTATCCACGCAGACAAGATGTGGAGATACAAACGGAACTGGAATTAAGGATTGAAATTGCATATAGCATTGATGATTTGGTTGATCAAATAAAAGATTCAAAACTCTAACAGGAATAATAGTAAATGAAGAACTTTCACATGGACATGATTCGGGTTACAGAGGCCGGTGCTATTTGTGCTGCTGAATGGGTTGGACGAGGCAATAAAGAAGAAGCCGATAAAGCGTCTACTGACGCTATGAGAAACAGATTGAACAAGGTGGACTTTGCGGCAGAGATTGCTATTGGCGAAGGAATTAAGGATGAGTCTTATGGCTTGTTCGATGGCGAGAGGGTTGGAAAGAATGCTTATGGCATAATGGAGAACTGCCCTCCTTTGGAGTATTCTATTGCAGTCGATCCCATTGAAGGCACCACGCCAACAGTCAAGGGTGGTTACGAAGCGATGTCTGTAATTTCCATGGGAAAAGTTGGATCACTCTATCAAACTGATTGTTTCTATATGGACAAGATTGCTGTTGGCCCAAAGGTGGCGGCAAGTTCACAGATCGATTTAAGAAATCCTGCCAGTGCAAATGTTGGAATGGTAGCAGCGGCCCTTGGAAAATCTCCTCAACATGTTTGTGTTTGCGTAATGGATCGCCCTCGTACTCAGCCATTGGTCAAAGAGCTTCGTGAAATTGGATGTCGCATCAAGTTTATTTCTGATTGTGATGTAACAGCTTGTATTGCCGCCTGTGTGCCAGATAGTGGTATTGATATGTACTGGAGTATTGGCGGCGCACCTGAAGCTGTGATCGCTGCTTGTGCCATGAAGTGCATGGGCGGATTTTTGCAGTGTCAAGAAGTAGAGAAGAAAACATCGCCTGAAGATGCTACATTTGCCATTGATAGAATGAATCCAGTTGAAAGCTGGCTTCCAGCTAACGACAAGCTTCTTTCATTGGAAGACCTTGCTGCTGGCGAAGTGATGTTTGCGGGAACTGGAATCACAGACGGGAAACTATTGAAGGGTGTTCGGTTCACAGCACGTGGGCCAGTGACGAATTCAATAGCGATGAGATCAGGAAGTCAAACTGTTAGAAGGATGTTTACAGAACATGGGAATTAACCCTTGGTTAGACAAGTTCAACAAAGCAAGAAAACAAGTAAATCGGTTGAGAGTGCGGATTTTTTGTATAACATCCGCAGGAGAACGTAGATATTTTTCACCATCAAAGCCTATTGCTGTTTCTGTTCAGTGGGACGCTAATGAGTTTTTGGCAACTCCGCATATTCAAGGTGTCTGTATTGTTGACGGTGATGTTGTTTTGTGGACAGAGGAGTTTCCAACGATTATTCTAAAAAACTCAGTTTTCAATGTAGATTTTAGTAAAATGAAAATAGAAGCCGAATGGCTTATCGAAGACATGTTGGAAGACATGTTGGAAGACATGTTGGAAGAGGATGACTGTGAATAAAGACGATCTTTACAAAGTCGCATCCGATGCGTATTATTTACGTCCAGAAATGGTCAAGTTCTTATTGATTGAGAACTTGGCCTTAAAGACATTACTGCATGACAAAGGGTTATATACTCCTGAAGAGTTTGGTGAGTACCAACAGCAGGCTGCTGAGACTCTTGAAGATAGAGCCAAACAGCAGATGGCGGAACACCTTAAACTTATGATGGACTCAGGAGAAAAGAAGAATGGACCCACAGACATTTAACTTCGGACTTGCGGTAGGACTATTTGGCATCTATTTTCTTTTAGATGCCATTAACGCTTATTTCACTATCAAAGTTGTTCAAATGGCTCCGTTTCATGCAGCTAGTGCTGGATGTACAATGCACTTCTTTATTGCACTTGGAGTCTTGTCTTATGTAAACAACTTTTGGTACATCATCCCAATGATGGCTGGATCATGGTTAGGGATTTACACTTTGTTGTCTTATCGTAGATATAAAAACAAGAACAACGAAGAAGAGGGTCAGCCGCCTATCTTTTGAGGAAAATGAGGTGGTGGTAACTCATGAAAGATGGGGTCTTGCTCATTACTGAGGTCTCCTCCATCGCCTGTGCCTTCTCCGTTACCTTCACCTTTTGGGCCTTTACCGCCCTTTCCTTTGCCTTTACCGCCCTTGCCATCGCCCTTGCCCTTGCCCTTCATTCCATCCTTTGACATTTCTCCATAGAACTTTCCTCCAGCACCAATCTTCTTTTGTATCTTCATGGCTTGTTCGTGAAGTTCTCTGGTGTATGGCAACTTGTGTAATCGTGGCTCATTGCTTGCTTCTTTATTGTGCAATATTGGTATGCTTGATTTCTCTTTAAGTAGAGGCTCAAGGTCTCTGGCCCAGATTAGAATTTGACCTTCGCTGCCCGTTTTGTTGTTTGGCTCTTCTACAACTATCCATTTGATTTCAAACTTCTGAGGCATTGATTGTTCGGTTGGCCAGCCTTCTAGCCCAGCTAGAGAGTGCCATAGGCTGACGCTAAACAATATTGCAATGGCGACAACTATACCTTTTGCCCACCACCATCCTTTGCTTCCAATGACGATCCAAAGTGTCAATGTTGCTATAATTACAAACGCTGCTGGGATTCCAAATGTATCAATCATTCAATAAATTCTCCGGTGTTGTCGTCAAACCCATCTCCGTCTTCGTCGATAGGTTCGTTATTTCCGTTGTCAAAAGGTTGTGGAGCAGAAAGATTCTGGCCCACAGCCAGTTCTTTTTGAAGATCGTTGATACTTAGAACATCGCCTTCTTTGTCTAGCGTGAATCTAAAAGCCGTTTTCTCATCTCCGTTAGGCCCCAAGATTACCTCTTTAATTGTTATCAGCTTAACAGATGGGTTAAGCTTTTCTATTTTGATTGTAACAGGAGTTTCTTTATCTTTGTCTTTGCGAAGATACATGTGTACGTTGACAGTGTATTCTCCGGGTATGATTCCTCTGATGGTTACAATCTCTCTGTTTTCTTTAACTTCATATGTTGTACCGTCTGGCAAGAAAACTGTATCGTTCTTTGTACCCAGATCATCTCTATCCAAGTGGAGTAATCCTTTTTCACGAGATCGAAAAAACACTAAATTGCCGAGTGGGTCTTCGACATAAGTGTCAACATCGTTATCGGATTCTTCTGGCCATGTAATTGTGATTAAGAATTCAGCCTTGGCTTCGACCTTTTTGTTCTTCTCTATCTTTTTAGCCATCAATAGAAAGGCCAAACAGAATAGGCACATAAATACAGCCAATAAATTAGTAGTCAGGTCTGTTAGGGCCAGACCGCCACCCTCTTTGTGTGTTCTCATTTATTGCTTACCTTTTTTCTAGCATAAGATAAATTGAAATATTGCATCTTAAGTAAAAGACTGGCAATGAGTCCAGTTAAAGTTGTATAGAATGCAACAGAAACTCCTGAGACTAAATTGGATACGAGACCTTGAACTGCGTTAATATCAGCTAGATCAACTCCAACAAATCCTTTAAGCGCATAGATCATTCCGCAAATTGTTCCGATGAAACCAAGAACTTGAAAGCATTCTGCGGCGAACCATCCAATTTCTTCTTGGACTTCTACGTCCATGAGTTTGTTGGGGTCTACATTGCCGCTGCCCCCTATCGTATTGACGCTTCTGCTGGCTGAATAACTCAGCAGGAATGTTTTGATTCCGCACCATAAAGACACGAAAACAAAAAGGCAGAAAATGGTGGGGCTAATAAATGTCCAGTCTTCATTAAGAATTTCTGTGAAGGCACCAAATTGATGTGCGAAGTATCCTGCGATACTTGTGAGACATACGATGACCCACCATCGTAGAAATATTAAGTGTTTGACCATGGAGTACCTGAACTTTCCTAAAAAACAGTTTTAGTTATTATAGTTAGGTTACTGGTCTTTTTGCCTCTTAACTTTAGTCTTGAGCTTTCCCATGCCAACTTCTGTCTGAACTGTGAACAGCCATCCATGGTTGGATGCCCAGTCGTTAGCTGATGCCCATTTTGCCCTATTTTGCTCTTGTTGGGTTTGATTTGCAGGTTTTACCTCCCATATTTCAACACTTCCGTCAATAAAATTAACTCGAATGTCAGGAATATAGTTGTGCCACTTTCCTTGCCAGTAATAAGGAACTTTATAGGGTTCTGCGGCAAATGAAGTAACATCCCTGTCCTGTTCTAATAAGTTGTAGAATTCTTCTTCCATTCCTGATCGGTAATGAATTAGCTTTCCGCTTTTGATTGAATCAAATTCTCCAGTTCTAAATTTTGGCTTTCTAGTCTTTTTCTTTTGTCCACCGGGCTTGAAATCATGCCAAACACCCACTTTTGTTTGTAGGCCACTAGGCATAACTCTGCTTCTGTGCTTGGCTTTGTAGTGCATTTTGAGATCACGCACTGGGGCTTCACAATCTGGACATTTAAGATATTCACGTCCTTCATCGTGTTCCATGAGAATATGCTCTTTGTACTTTGGATAATCTTCATAAGACTTTCCGCACACAAAGCATTGCCATTTTCTCATGGATTTCTTGTCGCCGCCATTGCTGTCTTCAAACAGTCGTGACATTATTCATCCCTGCAATTCACGATGTTCTGAACCATTTGCAATGTTTCTCTCAACTTCGCATCAAGTTCTAGCACGATGATCTCTACAATCTCATAAAGGTCTTTCACTTGACTGTTTCTTGCAGAGTTAGGAAGTGCTCCATCGGACAATGTAAGATAAGCAACAGAATCCTTCTTTACATCAAGAGTGTATGTAAATGTCAAGTTGCCAATTTGAGATTTCGTAATGAAGAGATCCCAAGTGACTGAGCCTTCGACTTTTGTTGATTGGAATTGTGTTCCTCCTAAATGGAGCCACACAAATCCAGCAGCCTTCGTTTGTTCAATGGTTTCACGAACCAGAGATTCATTATAAAGGTCTTGGAGTTCTAATAAGTTCATGTTACCTCTTAGTCATTTCTGCAATTTGCTAGATTGAAAATTAGCTTACTGATATCTTTGGTTTTGAGTTCTTTTTCGTCAAGAACTATTTTTTCAACAATTATATAAAGCTCTTTAACACCAGTGGACCTTAATGATGACGAGGAAGTATTTTGGCCTTGTGTTAGCACTGGGGTTTCTTTAATTGAGTTGTTTAGTATGTTGTCTCTCATTATGTCAAGACTGTATTGGTATCCGCTTCCAGCACCAGTAGTTAGAGTTTTTGTTAAGAACAAATCCCAAACAGTATCAATTTCTACCATTTTAGATTGATAATTTGTTCCATCTATTTTGTCCCATGTTATGGTGGAGTTGCCCGGAGCTTTTGTTTGTTCTATTAACATACGAATTAGAATTTCATCATTTAGAACTTCTAGCTCAATTACGTTAATTGCTTTTTGAGGAACTGTGTCTGTCATTATTCATCCTCATCTTTTTGGGTAAAGTTTGGTGCTTTATCAGGATCATGTTGCAACAAGTTGCTGATATCAATTACTCTCAGACCTCCCATGCCAAACTTTTGAGGGAAAGCTTTATCTCCAAGTCCCTTGGCTTCTTTTTTAAGCTCTTTGACAACCTCTTCTCGTTCCATTACTTTAAGTTCATTCAAGTCCTTATTGTAAAGAATGTGTTGGCTTGGCTCTCCACGAATAGCTTTGCTCATGTTATCTGCTGTGAAACTGGCCTCTTCTTCCCAACCTTTAGGCATTTCATCATCTGGGTTTTTCATCTTGGCAAACGCTATTCTTCCATCTTCGTTAACTGCGAAGATGCTTCCTTCTTTTTTGAAGAAAAGTATGTAGCCGCCTTTATCGATTAAAGACTCTACTTTATCTGTAGAGCTTTCTGTTGTTTTGAACCAATTTCGGAATCCAGTTGCTTTAGTCATTTTTTTGTTACCATATTTGTCAATCATTACTATGGTAATGATGACTTGTCCCTCTTTGATATATAGGAAACAAAATGACAAATGCAAGAAATCGTTACATGAAGAATTATAGGACACGTAGAAAAGAAATGGGGTTGTGTAGAACTTGTGACAATCCCATTTGTGAAAGGTCTACTTGTATGTGTGTTGATTGCCTTGATAGCAACAATAAACTTTCTCGAAAATCATTTAAGAAAATGGACCCCTTAAAGAAAAGGCACGTCAGGCTAAAAAGCAGTGCTTCTTCTAGGGGCATTGAGTGTTTGTCGTTTGATCAGTTTTCTAAGTGGGAAGAGTCTCAAGACAAAAAGTGTGCTTATTGTTCTATTGGAGAGAATATGTTGCGTAAAAGCAAAAGAAGAAGAGTTTTGACAATTGATCGAAGAGATAATTCTAAAGGGTATATTTCGGACAACATGTGTTATTGCTGTAATAGATGCAACATATTAAAAAGCGATTTCTTTACAGAAGGCCAATGGATGGAAATATCTGACAAGTACATTAAACCAAGACTTGATGAATATCATGGGTTTGAGTCATAGATATAGAGACATGGATACTTTTAGACGATTTATGAAATCACAGACTTTCGATATTTCTTTGAAAGAGATCGAAGCTGCTCCTGCTGCGGGCATGGCATCTCCCCCTCAAGGCTCTAGCACTACAAATAAGCATCATTTTGATTCTTTGGAAAGGGAATTGGATATTGATGACATCAAACCTGCACTTGAAGGTGCTCCAGTTACTTTGTATCAATTGCTTAGATTTGACTGGCCTTTTAGAGTGGATTCTCCAATTGAGGTTTCAGTTGAAGAAAAAACTCCAAGTGATGATGGAAAAGGAAATGGGTTTTATGAGGTGACTTACTTCTTGACAAAGATGAATAGACACAAGTTTGTTCATCCATATAAGGATGGAGAAACTCCATTTGCTTATCAGGGAGTCATTGAAGACAAGACAGAGATAATAACCCAAGAAGAATTGTCTAATGGAATGGTGCCGCCTCTTGAGCAAGGTGGCGGTGCAGGCGGTGCTCCACCAATGGGCGGCGATCCAATGGGTGGTGGAATGGGAGGTGCTCCACCAATGGGCGGTGCTCCTCCACCAATGCCCGGAATGATGTAGGAGAATTATGAGATTCAAAGATTTTCTAATTAAAGAAGTTGGCACCAGCACTGGAGATGTTGCTGGATTTCGTCGTATATCAATACCTTTGACTAGACGTATGTGGCCACCTAACATTGCTGCAATGGTTTCGGAGAATCCCCCAGAGACTTCTGGCAAAAAGAAGAAACCTATGATGCAGCCACAAGTCAAAGAGGATTACTGCAAGCCCGGTCGAGTCTCTGGATCATGAACTCCTGTATCTAACTCAATGTCTTGCTCTACTTGATCTGGTGTTCCATAAGGAGTGGCTCCCATATGAGACATAGCTTCGGCTATCCTACGCTCTGCTTTCACCCTTGGGGCACCGTGCTTGAATCTATAGTCATGCCCTGTAGAACCATTGTTCCACCG